AGCCACACCTTCTCGACCACCACCAAAAGCACCCATTTGAATAGCTTGATTAGCTAATTGATTTCTAGATATTTCTGCTTGTCTGTTTATTTCATCAGTAACAAACGATTGAAAAGGGTTCATAAATCGCATAATGTCAGGCATTTGTTGAGCTGTAGTTTGAGCTTGTTGCACAGATCCAATACCTTGTTGAAATGCAGGCTGACCTAATGATGCTAAACCAGAGGCTTGTGCAAACTGTTGTTGTTGTAAAGGTGAAGGTGGTGCTACTTGTATTGCAGGCACAGGGATAGGCATAGTACCTAATTCTATGGCTTCGTCAAATAAGGCAAGCTTACGAGCTTCAATTTCTGGTGCCTCTCTTGTAATCTGTGTAGTTTTTTCAGGTTGCGAAGGAGCAGGTGCAGGAGCAGGGCCTCCACCACCACCACCACCTAAGAAACCTCTTAGTCCTGTAATTGGATTTTTCTTACCTAAACCACCTACTCTTTTTAACAATTGTGCTTCAAACTCATTTATATGAGCAAGTTCAGTATCTTCTGCTTCACCTTTTTCAGCTATATCGTTATACAAAAGTTTGTATAGCCATATTTTAAACTGTATTGGTAATAATTTAAGTAACCACTTCATAAAAATATCCTGTTTGTTTAAATTTTAAACCATTTTTCTTAATCGCTCTACCCCATCCTTTTCTTCCTATAATCTCAAGACCAGAGCATTCTTGTTTTTTTGCATAAGGTATAAAAAAGTTTTCTATTTGTTTTATATTTTTTATAACTTTGCTACCACCACAAAACAAAATGCATAGCACTGTCTTTGCAGGGTAATATACTTTTTGCACAACATAAACTGCACAAATCGCTTTGTTAACAACAACGAGAAACATCTTCATAGTACCTGATTTAAGTAAACTATAAGTTGTATCTAAATTGTGTCTACCATTTGACTGCATAGTTGCACGTTCAATCCAATATTTAACCTTATCCCAAAACACATCTACACACTCTATATCAACTTGCTTTATTTCCATCGCTTACTAAATCATAAACTCTTTTTAAGGAGTCTTGTTGTTTATAAAAAAACTGAGCACCTTTTCTTCGCATATCTTTAAAATCATCAGGGTTGGCTCCTGACATAATACCTGCACCTAAAATAGCATCAGCTCTTGATACAAATTCACCATCAGCTAATTGTGCTAACATAGTATCTTCATCTTTGTCACCGTTACCAGAACCATCTTCTACATAACCCATGGCTCTTACATAATTGTTTGCATCTTTTTCATCGTGATCTGATTTTGAAGGTAGATAGTTTACGCCACCTTCTTTTAATTTAAGAGTGGCTAAACCACCTTGTTTGGCTGCAAACATTTCCTCTTGTCTCTCATATACATTTGCTGGTGTTAAGGCATCTGCTGTCATCGTAGGTGCTGGTGCTCTTTCACTAAATCTTTGCATAGCTGCTCTTTGACGATCATAAGCGTCTGTATATTCTTGTTCTGTGAATGCTGGTGCAGGTGAAGCAGTATCATATGTTGGTTGTTGTGCAGTTAAATCACCAAGCATTTTGGCACCTGTTAAAGCTATACCTCCTGATGTTATTGGATTTTCTTTTACAAAATCCACCACTTTTTCTGGGATAGATGCGGGCACCGTGCCAGTGGGTGTAATAGTTGTTGAGGGATCCATTCTTGTAACCTTACCAGGTACTGACCGATCATACATTTGAGGTGTTCTCGCAAGTGTTCCTCCTATAGTTTCTATGCCTGCACCACCTACGGTTGTTGGAAGTAATTTTCCACCACCTGACGCTAAAACCGCACCGCCTGTACCAGTTAAGCCACCTGCCCCTGCCGCAATGTTACCAAGAGTTCCACCTGTGGTTGAACCAGCAATAAATGGATTTGTAGTTGCTGTAATTGTACTTAGTTTAGTGGCGGGAACAGTGCCCCCTGCCATACCAGCAGATGTTGCAGCTTCTCCAACCAATGTACTAGCTTGTGTTGCAGTCCCTAATCCCTTTAGAGCACCTGCTCCTAATCCAGCTAAGCCACCTGCTAATAATGCTGTTCTTGTTGATGCACCTGCTAGTTTCGCTATACCAAAAGCGGCAGTGCCTACCATCAATCCTATTGCTAATGGTCCAAAATATTGTTTTAATTTAGTATCAGGGTTTAAAGTATCTGCACCACCAATGCTTTTTAAAAAATATCTTTGTTGGCTTGTAAGAAATACAAGTTCAGTATCTCCATTAATACCCTTTGATGCTAAATCAGTGTAAAGTAAATTTGTCAGCCAAGTTTTTATAAACTTGGGGATTATACGCATAACCCACTTAAACATTTATGCTCCTTTAGTAATTACTAATGTCTAGTTTACTCTGATTTGGTGGGAGTTTCAACTCCCTCTCCATGCATCTCATCATATAAACGACCTGTATATTGATATTCACCAACATGAGTTATGTAAGACATTATGTAACAATACATTTTGCCACCAATTAATGACCATAATCTACAAAAAGCAAAGTCCTCACCCAAATACTTTTTGGTTTCAGGATCATAGTAAGTATCAAAAAAATTATAAAAATGGGGTCTGTCAACGTGCTGACCATCAATTGTAGTTTTTTGGATTATCTGCCTGTCTGGGTATTCTTTTATTAATCTACTAAATACATCTCGTTTAATTAACATACAACCAGTAGGACAATGTGTTGCTTCAATTAAACCTTTTTCAATCTTAATATTTGTATTTTCATCTTTTATTAATAATGGATATTTAAGAATGTGATGCTCACATTTATCAGGGTCACTGATATAGCCCTTTTGTATCTTCTCCATAAGCACATCCCATTGAGCAGTTTTCATAGGATAAGGTATTGATACTAAGTCTTTGTCAAACTCTAATAATCGTAATACAGATTTAGGGTCAAAAGCAATGTCAGAATCTACAAACAACATATGTGTAAAATCTGTGTTTAAAAAATAGCTAACACATAAATTTCTACCTTGTGTAATAAGCGAAGACTTCATCATCTGAAACATAACTCTGATGTTTCTTTTCATACATTCTTTTTGTAGTTCAAGCATAGTCTGTGCATAATGCATTGACACATCACTGTGTACAGGAGTTGCAACAAACAGACTTATAGGTTGTTCTTTTTTTAACCAAATAGGTTTATTGTTTTGCATCTAGAACACCCTGCAAAAAAGTTGACCATTCTAAAGCTTTTTTATCCCAAGAATAAAAACGTTTAATATAATTTTGTTGTAAATCTAAATGATTTTGGATCGCTGGTTCGTGGAGCATGTCCCGGCAAGCTTTAATACCCTCTGCAAATTGATGAGCCAAGTTTACTAGATTGGTTTCATAATTTACAAATACAGGAAACTCAGCTCCTGTTTCATATAGAGCACCATAGTTAGTGACAATACAATACAGACCTGCGGCCATAGATTCTAATAATGAAATACACGATGTTTCTTCCCAAATGCTTGGATAAGCAAACATGTGGTAATGAGGTAACTTACTCAAAACAAATTCATTAGGCCTGTAACCAATATAATTTACATTTTTTAGGTTACGAGCTTGGTCATACAAATCAACATAACTATCATCATTATCTTCTTGAAACTCTTTACCGTAAATTTCACAACTACTATAGACATCTAATTCAATATTCTCGTTTTCTAATAACTGCATTGTAGCTAACAAAACATTTAAACCTCGCCAAGGTGTAGGATGAAATATCATTCGTAAAGTATCACCTTTTTTGTAGGGAGTTCTTTTAGGAAAGTGTGTTACACCATTTTTAATAACATGACATCTATCAGTGGGTATATCATAAAGATCTCTAAACTTTTCGTAGTTCCAACTTGAATTAAACACATACCAATCATACTTACTGTGATTGTCTTTATCTTGAAACCAAGGCGCTATGTTAGGTTGATTAGGAGCATTTTTTTGCCACAGTATATTTACTTTGTTTTTATCTAAAGGTATTTTTTCGGGCACTGAGGTGCAAATAGAAAACTTATTAAGTAAATCGTCATCAACATATTTACTTAAAAAGTTATGTTGAAGTTCAGTCCCACCTAATGGTGTCAATCTGTTTCTCCATCCAATGATAACTCAGGGACGATAATGTTAACGTCCCGCTGTATGTCGCTCTCACTTGTGTCAGTGGAGCTATCTTGGATGTCTTTCTTTGCCTCATCTTCATCTTTATAAACTTTACCAGTTTTTTTATTTTTGATGATAACTTCTGATTTGCAATGTATTACGTCCATAGTCTTAAATACCAATATTTTTTAACAATTGCAAATAAATTATCCATTTTCCTGAGAGCGATCAAGTAGAGCATACGACACTATACCTTGTATTTCATTAGCAGTGCCTGCTGTCATTTTTAAAATATCACCCTCTTCAAGTACAAGTGTTTGTGATATAACTTGTCGTGTTGTATTTGCGGCAATCGCAGCATTATCAATTCTAAATGTAGCTGATGCACTTGTGTCTGTAACCTGAGTAGCTAAATTAACTGCGGAGCCACTAGAACCATTATGAACTTGTATCTGTTTAACTAAACAACGACCATTAGCTGGTGCTGTCAAAACACTTGTTGTTCCTGTAGTTGTGAGTGAAAACCCTTGATTTTTATACTGTATTGTCATTAGCTCATAAAGAAATTAAAGGCATCTTGTTCATTTTTCAAATCATTTTGATAAGCAAAATTCAATTGATTTACTAATGTTTCAATACCATAGGTTATTTGTCTTTGGTTTTGCACCACATAATCCTCATTTAGTTCTGGAATAAGTATGTTAATTTTAGCCAACTTTTCTCGCTTTCTTTAGAGCTTCCTTTGCTTTTTTTGCAATGCTAACAACTTGAGTTTTACCCATCACTTTAGCACGTTGTTCCATAACAGTAAGTATTTGTATTTTTCGTGCATAAGGTTTATTAATTTTTTTTACCTTAGCAACAGTTTTTCTGGCATCAGTAGGTGTGGCAAATTTTATACTTACTGTATCTTTTGGATTTTCGTCAGTATATAAACGTCTACCAGACTTCTTAGGTTTTTTACCTGTCCCAACTTTAGGATCTCTTTTTGTCATCTTCTACCATCAGGTTGTACATCAGCTCTGAATGCCCCAAATCGCCAAGACTGATCAGTTGATGTGTTTTCTATTTTAACTGATGCTAACCTACCTCGTGCTCTTGTGTCAACTTTTTTTGTGCTTGAACTTATAGTAAAGGGCCCAAGAGGTGAGGATGCTTCTGTATCTGATGGAAAGTCTTTAAGGTTTATAGTAATCTGTGCGTTACCATCAAGCTTACCAAAATCAGGTATAAATCTTCTAATCTTAGTAAAAAATTCACCAGCTGTTCCTTCCATATCCATTTCAAAATCACCAGATTCTATGAATGCATTGATTGCAGTTTTATTACCTAAAACATCAAGTTGATTACTTCCTGTTTCATGTTTGTATAATGTAGCTGCACCAAACTCATTGGTAATCCCATTTATAGATACAGTAGGAAGACCAGAAGAATTATATTCTGTTGCGTATGGATTATCTAATACATACTTGTCACTGTAAGCAGTTCGAGCTAAAGAACTTGTTGTCCACAAAGCTTCTCTATAATTTAAAGTAACACATCTATCTATTTGTGTAGATCCATCTTTACAGTAAAACCAATTTATTTCTGTAAATAAAGTATTGTATCCTGCAAAAACTTGTTCACTTTGACCAAAATTAAACCCTAAATCGTCATCTGTTTGTGTTGTAAATACAAAGTCCTCTACAGTACAATTTAGTTTTTTTACAGAACCACCATCATACGCATAAAAACCACCAGACTTACCCATCCAATACATAATACCATCTACATGCACTAATGAATGTTGTGACATCGCTCCACAGTTTGAACCTACTTGTCTAATTGAAAAGGTAAAAGGCGGACCAACAAACTGCATAATGTAAGCAGATGTATCCGTAACAACAAATATATAGTCTTTACCTCTAGCTGCACTAACTATCTTTGAGCCACTATCTAATTGAAAGGTTCCTGCTGTGTTTGTAGATACAGGTACATAATCTGTTCTATCTTCTTGATCTGAAAAACGAATAAACATTTTATCTTGTGTGTTTATATTTCCAATAGTTGTTTCTGTGCCTAAATGAATTAAGTGCCTATCAGTATCTGATACAATTGTCATAACACTTGCTGTTGGGTTTGTGGTGACAGCAGTAGCTCTTGTAGTCACACCACTCGTAGGGTTCCATTCAAACGTACCACCATTTTTAATTGTTGCTATTAGTATAGTTCCATAATTATCCAAAGACCAATTACCTGGTTCTAAACTTGTGGCAGACGCTGCTGTTGCAGAACCCCAACCATTAGAACCACTCCATGTGCCTGTCCCCCAACCAAAACCTAGTGTTTGTGTAGCTGAACCAACAGGGAAATAAGATTGCACTGTGCCTGAACCTGCTGCTGTCATACCAGAACCAGATTCACTAGAAGGCATTGTAATTGTAAAACTGTTTGATGCTGCTGTAATAATCTGAAAAGGATTATCAGTAAAATTAGCGGCAGTAAATCCTGTACCACTACCAGGCATGGTGACTGATGAAAATACAACAAACTCACCTGCTGTTAAATTGTGAGAAGTTTTGTTGACAGTCACTGTTGCAGAGCCATTTGTGGAGGTGAAAGTCAATCCTGTTATTGCAGTTTCAAGCGGACTAATATCATAAATACCACCACCATAAAATAAGAATAAACCTTTACTTGTGCCTATGGCTATGTATTCTGTTCCATCTCTGTCAGTCCAGATATGTGTTGCTCTTGCCACACCAGGCATTGTTGTAGCTACAGCTTGTTGCCAGCCACCTATTTTCTCAGGTTCACCATAACGAAAACGAACAAAGTCACCATCTGTCCATTGATTAGATGCTTCACTCTTTGTTATTTGTTTATTGAAACCACCTTTAAAGGGAATACGAATTAGAGGCATGTCACCTCGCAGTCACAGGGTTTGTGCCATCCCCAACGAATGGATGTTCAGCAAAGGCAAAATATAAATATGTTTGTCCTGAAGTATTATGCCATCCACTATTACCATATACTTTAAATCCATTTGAAAGTGCAATTATACCTTCACTAATACCATAATCATAATCAGCATTGGTCACATCAGGTCTTAATAAAAAGCCTTGACCATTATAAGCATTTCTTTTTGTATCATAAATATACCAGCCCTCAGCATCTGTTGCTTTCCACATAACCCAAGCTGGTCTAAAGCCTGTGTATATAAATGGACCATCACTTGATGACCCATTACCAACATAGGTACTAAATTTACTAAAGCCATCCACTTCATGCCACGCATAGCAAATCATTTTATCACCACTCATATTTGTATTAAAATTAGAACCTAAGTTTATGACACTAGATGTTGGAAGAGTATTATTAAACATGGTCGTAGAGGTGTCAATTGCAAGACTAAGATTAAGATATATAAGTTGATTAGCTGCAAAACTTTTGTGCCACACAATCCAATAACCATTTGGTGAGTGAGATTCTAATGCTTTAATCATGAACCAATCTGGAGTTTGTGATAAACCATGTCCGATAGTGGCATTAGCTTCTGTCCCTGTGTACTGTATAATTGAGAAGCCAGCCGTGGAATTAACTTGGGTGGTTGTTGTGATTGAACCATCTCCATTACTTGCAGTGGTGCCACCGTTAGCCACCCAGTTCCAACTTACAAAACGACGACCACTACCATTAACAGGGTCACCATCTAAAACTTCAAAACCACCCTTCAATGGATTTCTTAATCCAGCAGTTAAAAAAACTTCTGCACCATCTGAATTAGAATACAAAGCATTTTCATAACCACGACTTGAGTTCACAAGATAATGATTTGTTGCATTATCTCTATCTTTTAACCAAGTAAATCCACTTATGCCTTTATCCGTTGTAGGCATATTGTCTTGTCTTAACATTTTAAAACCAGTAGGAACACTATGATAAAAGTTTCCATTACCGTCTCCATCTGTATTACCACCTGCTGTTTCATTACCATCAAAAGTAGGATTATCACCAAAGTTCCAATTCCAGGTATCACTACTTGTGACTGCCATAGCTGTAAAGATAATTCTTCCAGGTCGCAATATAGATGTACTTCCAATTAAACTTCCATTGTTACCATAAAATGAAACTAAACTATTATCTACATCAACTGCGATACCAAACACATCCCCTGCTGCAAGTGAATATGTAGGATTACTTGTTACAACTTGTGCATCCAAAGTTGATGATACTAAATAATTTGTTCCTGTTGAAACCCATAGTCCAGCACCACAACCATCACCATTTGATAGTTGACCTCCTGGATAAAAATTGGCGGAGTTATCCCAAGAGTGCATATCCTCTTGAATGTAAATACCCATAGTAATCACATTACCACCACCATTAGTAGATGTTCTTACCTCTGCATACCATTTACCAGAATTTGGTCTTAATGTTGAACACATTGGATAACCAGCATTAGTGCCTGTTGCTGTATATTGTAAATTACCCTGTGCTTGTGTAGTGTTATAACTAGGATTGTATGGTCTCATTGTGGGTAGATTATTTGTAGGTGTGTCATTTCGTTGGTCTGTAGCTACGAGGTTTGTGACACTGAAATCATTTGTGTTTCCACTAGTGTCATCACCAAGAGCACTTGATGTCCCAAACTGTAATCTAAATCCGTTACTACCATATGTAATACCAGTTAATGCTTTGGGTATCCATCTGCCAGTTGAGGTGTCAGTGACACCAAAGGTATCTGGTCCAAGTGCTGTACCATCTACAAAATTATATTCAGCAATATAACCATCATAAAATCTTTGGCTACCTACATTTGCACCAATATAATGAGTGCTAGTATTATTAAAATGAAAACATTCACCATTTAATGCTGGGTCTGTTTCAGTAGAAAAAGATGTTATTAAATCACCATCAACATAAATTTTTACTCTATCTGATGCTGAAGATTGAGTTGTATCAACAGCACATACAATGTGATACCATTTACTGGTATCTTCAAAGGTTCTATTTGTTATGTATTGAAATAAATAAGAACCACCATAACTATAAAATCTTATTCTATTACTACTATCAAAAAGTAATTGGTCTACATTGTTACCTGGATTTGTACCAGCATTAAATAAATCATTACCATTTGATGTATCAAAAACACCTCTTTTTACCCAACCAGAAAAAGTAAATGTTCTTCTATTTCCTGTACCACTTGGTGTTCTACTTAGGTAGCCACTATCGCCATCATTAAACATACAACTTTTAGCTATCGTGCCGTTATCTGTAAAAGGTACGAAGCTACCCACAGTTTGTCCTTGTCCATTTCCAGAATAAACCACTGGAAAGAAATGTTCTTTGCCGTTTGGTATTGTTGGTGCTGCCATATTAACTCCCTAAATTAGTTGTATTTATTGCATTATCCTCAGTAATCCCAGATGGTGTTTGAGTCCATTCAGCTTGTGCAAATCGTGCAGTACCGTTCCTTGTGCCATATAATAAAATATATGGACTTATAAAACCTGTTCCCCCAGTATTAAATGCTTGACTTCTTGTTCCTTGACTAGCACCATTTTTATACCACTCTACATTATTTGAAGATGTATCCGTGTTTATCTTACAACCAATCACATCTCCTGTTGTATAGGTAGCACCATAAGAACCAGTACCACCATTTGCATAATAGAGTCCATTTAAAGCATATGTTACCCAACCTTCAGTATCACCACTAGAATTGTCATCACTCATACTTCTATTAGATTCTGACCAACCTACACTAAATTGACCACTACTTGAACCTGCTGAATCAACATATACTTCATAATACCAAGTACCACTATTTAAAGGCACTTGGGCAGTTGTAAGACCACCTTTCCAAGCAGCACTGGCAGTGGCTGCATTTAAATTACCATTAGAATATACTTGGGCTGAACCTGTAAGAGGATTCCATGTAGCATGATTATTTGTTGGTGTGTCGGTTTTTTTATCATCTGCTGCAAGTCCACTTGTCGTGAAATCATTACCATTACCTGATTCATCGTCTCCTAAGTCAGCACTATCTCTACCATCAATATGAAAACCATTAGTGCCAAATGTCAGACCACTTACATCTTTAGGAATCCAAATATTAGATGAGTTGTATTCACCAAAGCTAGATGGGTCTAGTGCAGTTCCATCTATGTAAACAATCTCAGCAAGATAACCATCCATATAATTACTTGTTCCATAAGTTCTACCTATTTGAAAATAATTACTAGACCACCAACTTCCATTAGCATTTTGTGATGGGTAACTTTCTGTACTAAAACTTGTTTCTCTTTGTCCATTGACGTATAATCTAATTCTTTCTGTACTAACTGCTTGAGTAGAGTCAATAGAAAGAACAATATGATACCAAGCTGATGGGTCACGAAACTCTCTGTCCGTTATTAATCTGTTTGAACCAAATGCGTGAACTTTTAAATTATTATTAGAATCTAATTCCAAAGGTTTGTCTGATATAAAAGTAAATATACCTTTGTTAGTGCTTATATTTCCCATTTTTAACCAACAAGACATAGTGGCTTTTTGTAAATCTCCAGCACCACTAAATGCTTTATACATATAAGGACTATCATCATCATTAAATCTAATTGATTGGTCTATCGTATATCCCGTACTAGCTAAACGATTACCTGGAATTATTATTGGCATTTAGAAGTCCTCCAGCTTTGGAAACTCCCCTAAAGGTCTGCTCATTACAGGTTTAGATTCTGTGCCTGTATTTGAATATTTATATAGCGTTTCTAAAACTCTAACATCTTTTGTTGCTTTTATTCTCGTGACCATATCATTTGATTTTGTTCTTACAGCAGCTCTAAATTTTGCAATATTATCTGGCACTGAATAATCAGAAACTTCACTAGCTTTAATAACCATCCAATCTGTTTGTTTAAGAATGTCAAAGGCTTGTTGATTAACCTCATTTATTTTTTTTGTTTTTAAACCTAAAACAGTATCATCACCCACTGTTTTATCTTCCATTTCATGGTCTTCTGCTGTTTTCCAAACCTTTTTCACTACTTTATTTGTTGCATCAAAAGTATAACCACCTTCTCTATTTTTATAAAATGTCTCATCTTTAACATTACCTCTATCCTGTTGAATTGGATAAAGACCTATAGCTGCCTTTTCTTCAGCACTCCAACTTGAAAAAATATTTGCAGGATGTTTAATATCGTTATGCTCAAATGCTTGAGCACCATTGAAAATTCTTATAACCTGATTTGCTTTAACTAATGCCCACATAATTTCTCCTAACTCAATGTTAATGCAAGATTTCTACCTACTTCAACAAATTTAGAACCATTATAATAAAATACAAAAAAATCACCCTTCGAAGCAGTTGTAGTTAACGTTGGAGCTGTATCCGATGCAAACTCATAGTTTGATGAAAAAGATAAAGTTCTTGAACCTGTACCATCTTGAATTACTAGTAAGCTCACAAATTGACCTGTAACACCATTAGTTGCATTATTCAAAGTTCTGTTGCCAGCTAATGTTACTTTAGCGACTGGTTGTGCTTGTACATCCCAATCTATATTAGCTCCATCTGATAATGTTTGTTCAGGAATGTAAGCAGCATCGTTAAATTTAAATCGTCCTGCACCTTTAGCAGTAAAAGCTAAACCAACATTTGTATCACCACCTGTGACTGCAAGTCCTACATCATTACCTGTAGCTGCGTTTGTAACTTCTAACTCATTTACTGCACTAGCTGTTTGTTGAAAAATTATTTGTTCATTACCATTTGCATCAGCTATAAAACCAGCATCTGCAATTTTTGGTTTTGTTAAGGTAACAGCACTGACTGTGCCACCTTCAATTGTTGCTGAGTTAGCAATAGTGCCTGTAGTTGTTGCTCCATTTATAGTTGGACTTGTTAATGTTTTATTTGTAAGTGTGTCAGTAGAAGATGTATTAATTATTCCTGTATCAACAATATTTGTGCCATCAGCAAATAATACCCTTACCGATTTATCAGCAGCAACAAAAGTATAACCTGTTCCACTAACTGTTTTAAATTGAACTGTAAAAGAACCAGTAGTTCCATTTGAAACAATATAAACTTTTTCCATACTATCAGGAACAGTAACTATTCTATTTCCTGTGATTGTTCCTGTTAGTTTTACAACCATGTTTCGTGCATTAGAAGCTGCACCATCTGACATTGCTAATGCAGTAGTTCCTGCTCCACCTGCGATAGATACCTCTTCATAACCACCGACAGCTTGTTCAACTAACTCTAAATTTGTGTTTGTTTTCGTACCCCAAGTACCAGCATTTTCGCCAGTTGCTTGTAATTCTAGTTTTAAACTTGTTGAAAATGTTGACGCCATACTATTCCTTTTTATTAGTTCACATTATAAATCATTTATGCTGCTCTATCAACCTCTGTCCATACAACGGAGGTGCCCACATCAACCTCCTCCCAATTTATTAAATTAATAGACCCAAGGGAAGCTGTTAAATCAAATCCTGTAATTGCCATCTCAACATCAGCAAAAGTGGTGACAGAACCCATCGCTGTTGTCAGAGCAACTCCACTTGGTGATTCAACACTGTCGTTAAAAAAGTTTATTGAACCAAAACCAAGAGTTGAACTTAACCCACTTGGTTGCGCTACAAAATCTGTAAAACCTACGGCTGTTCCTAATGATGAGGTAAGAGCGATACCAGTAGCTTCACCCACTGTTGTTTGAGTGAACCCACCTAAATTTGTTGTAAGAGCAAAACCTGTTAACGATACAATCTGGTCACCTTGCTGACCCCAAAGACCTTCGCCCCAAGTTAATTGTCCCCATCCATTGGACATACTTTACTCTATGTAACTCTTAAAATAGCTGCACTTGCAGTAAAAGCAGGAAACTGAATTGTAAATGTTCCAGATGTAGCAGTCTTATCACCACCAAAATCTAAAACACATACAGCCGGATCTCCTGATGCTGTGTCATTATAAATTAATGCACCACGAGCTGTTAATGTAACACCAGTAAAAGAACGATCTGCAAAATCCACAATCGCTGTATTAGTTGATAATGATGTGCCACCATTTACTAAAGCTCCGCCACCACTTGTATACTGTCCTGAGTTTGATACTTGTGCATCAGTGGTAAAACTTGTGGTAGATTTACCTAGTACAGCACTGTTAGTGTACAAAGAAAGTTTAAAAGAGTTGCCTCCAGTTTGTTTAAAATTATGAGTTCCTTCAAAAAGTTCTTTTTTAAAAGAATTACATATTACACTAGTTGTTATTGCCATAATTACTCCATATTTTAAGGTGAGGGTGATTGAATTGGAATTCTTGGAACGCCTTCTTCATACTGCCCTCGTCTTCTACTACCCATTTGTTGCATTGCAAAACCTTGAGTGCTTTCATTATACTTGTCTAAATACAATTTGTACATATCCATAGGGCCTTTTAAATAAGAAAAACATTCTGCTAATACACCATATAATAATAATTGATCTTGATAGGTTGACAAAAATGTGCTGTTTGATGAAGTAAAATGAGGAGGATCAATAATGTAATTGATTTGAATTGTGTACGCTTGATCAGGTGTTGGTGCCAGAACAATATTTTGATCATCCCAATTTGCATAATATTTAGGTGTAGCGTTTGTCTCACTTGGATTAAATTCAGAAATAAAACTTGTATCTCTTTTTTCTAAAAAATCTCTGACTCCAGAATTTGTTATTTGGACAGATCGTAAATAGATTAGGTCAGAAGGCATACTCAAATACCTTTGTGAAGCAATTGTAGATGTTGTTGCATACTTCCTTAAATCATCATAGTCAACTTTACCAGCGATATCTAGTTCTGCATTTCTAATAAATTGATCTATTAGAGTGTCTGACAATACATTACTATCAACCTCTGTATAGTTTCTCACTTGTGTTAAAAAATTTGCGTGTGTTATTGCCATAATTTAATCCTCAACGTTTATAGTCCACCCCATCGCCGAGTGGTTTTGACAATAATAATATAATGTAGGAGCATCACTTGCGACAGTAATTTGTGTGTAAGCCCCACTTTGTCCAGGAACCCCATTCGTTGCTACTCCTACTGTATATTCAGTGCCGCCCCCATGTGTGCCATTTGCTGTTGCACTTATTCTCAAAGGGTGATTGTCATTTGATGAATCGCTTTGATCAAAACGATAAGTTTTACCCCTTTTAAAAGTTAATGTTACATCAGCAGTTGCAGTAGAACCATCTATAGCAAATTTGTTAGTTGACCCTACATTATGATATGGATGATTTGAGGGATTACCTCCCACTACAGTGACAGCAAAAGTTTGAGTTATTACAAGAGCATCAACAGTAACATTACCAACCACAGCAGTTAATTCTCTTTTTCTATTTTCAGCAGAACCATCATCAGGCACCATACTTCCATATTGTGGATTTGCATCTGTTGATGTTTGTGAAATAGAACCTTCTGTTCTAAAAGCAAAATCACCTGGAAGTGTTAAATTAACAACAGCCTGCCCTCCTCCTCCAGAATCTGTCACAGTTTGATCTGCTGTAGAATCGTTTAAAAAAGGTTGTATTGGTTGTTGAAATCTTTGACTTCTGGCATTTGCTAATCCAATTGCATCAGCAGTGATATGTTTTTTTCTAATCTGAGGTTGTTTACCTTCATATTCTGATTTATGAACAAAAGACCCATTCCATTCTCTGACCATCTCTCTGTAAGGAAAGGCCATACCAGAGCGATCTGAAATTGCTTTTGCATATTTACCACGCGCATAGGGCATTTAGAACACCCCTTTAAACTTTGTTCCACGAACAGAGGCACGACCTCCTAAAGAAAATTTTTGTTCTTTCTTTTTTATTTTTTGTATATCTTCTTTTAAACCACCACTTTTTGCCATACCTAATTGTTGATAAACATTTTGAGAAGTTAAATTACCCTGACCTGTAAATTGTGGCATATTTTTAAAACTGTCGCGTATTCGTAATCTTTTTAGAGCAGCGGCTTGTTTATCATACTCTGGATCACCTGCTCTTTGCGGACGTGTAAACGTTTCTGTAACATTTTTACTACCTGTTCTTGAATATCTTTGCCCTGATGGACTCGTATAACCAGCGGGAGTTGTCATAAATCCAGATTGTTGAGCTGGGGAATAAGTAGACCCCTTTGGAATTTGTGTTGTAGTTCTAGCCACACCTGGTCTACTTCCTGCTAATCCTGGAGGACCACTAGCTCCCTCGTAGTAAGTGTAAACAGGTACTTGTCTAGTTTTACTTTCAGTAAATGTAAGACCTTTTAATTTTTTTTCTGCTTCTGCTATTTCAGGGGACATATCTCTATAATATCCTGTAGTTCTAGTTGGACCCATCATAGATTCATCATAATATTGACGAGTGGGTGTAAATCTTTCTGATTTTAGATCCTCTCTAAGTTTTTTGAATTGTTCTTCTGATGGTTTAGCAAATTGTTTTTCAATAGATTTATAATATGCCTCTCGCATTTGCTTAGGCATATTTAGACTTGTTGCAAATTGAATATTTGCACGTTTATCAAAAGTTTTTTGTTCACCGGGCTTGTCTAATCTATCCCTATATGCTTTGATTGTTTTGTACAGTTCAGGACGAGATTTTTCAAGTGCTGACATATAGCCACCCACTTGTCTTTTAAATATACGCATACCTTTCATATTACACTCCTTGTGGGAAATAAGTTTGAGGGGTTATATAAACAGATGTTCTTTGTCCATCTTCGTTTAAAGCCCGTGACAACTCATCCTCATAAATTAATTTATTTTGTTGTACTACTTGTGGATTATACTTCATAGACAAATAATATGCTAGACCAGCGACCATACACGGTATAAATCTAAACACAACATCTGCTTGATTCGTATAACCTCCAGCATCTTCAATTCTTTTTAAATAATAATATTTTACATAAGTATAAGTAGAGGCATCTGGTGTTTGATATAACGTTATCGTAGGTGTTGTTTGTCTGTCCACATAATATTGTGAAGGTTGTCCTGTAGAACCTTTATTAGGCAAAGCCGCATATTCACTTCTACTGATTTTTGTTAACGAAACATCATTTGTTGAAGAAGTTGTACCTGTTGTTGTACTCACATAAGCTTCAAGAATATCATTCGCATTCGTTGGTGCTGTGTAAGTCGCTGTCCCGTTTGTCAGTAATTGTTCTTTTAGTTCTACTTTCCACAAGTGAACTCCGCGGTTTCCCCATTCGCTGAAAAGAATATTTAAACTTCTTCTTGCAGATTTTAAATCATACCCACTGTTAGTACGAGCACCTGTTCGCTCATATGCTTCTTGGACGATATCGTCAATATCGAGATCAAATGTAGTTGTTCCTGATGTGGCCATAATTCATCCTAATAAATTGGTGTTTTCTTTTTAAAGCCACCCTTTGCCATTTTCACGCCCACAGGGCCACCATATTTTTTTTTCTCCATGTCTTTTAACTCTGCTGAACCTAACTCACTTGGTTTCAAAAGAGTATATGCCCCACTTAAAACTGTTGGTAGAGCTTTTGCTGTTTTAGAAAGCACATTACCCACTTTTTTTTTCATTCTAAGATAATCTCTTTTATCAAGTCTATCCAATCTTTCCATAAACAATTGGTCTTTTGCTCTTTTACGTTCAAATGCCGCATTAACAGCATCTTTTGCTCTTGAATATTTTTGTTCTAGTTGTTTAATTTCAAAAACACCTTTTTTGCTATCTAATACTTTACCTGGTGGTTTATTTGCAAGTTTTCTACCTGTTGGATCTTTTTTAGCTTGCTCAAAATTTTGTTTTAATTTTCTATCCTTAAACTCTCTGTAAGGAACAAGTTCACCATTTGATGCCATAATTAAAGAACCCATTTTAATACCCATGGCTTCTTCAACAGCCATACCTCTTTTTTTCTCATAGCCAGATAATTGACCGTCTTTGTTTAGATCAGCTTTTTTAGGATTTTTTAATTCTTTTTTCATAACTAAAGTATACCCTCATAGTACGTTTCTATCAACATCCCCTTGCTTGCAAAGGTTTTAACATTTGTAGGTTTACCACCCACTCCTTGAGCTTTTGCTCTTTTACGTTTTACCGCACTTCGTCTTTGCGATTCTGTCATCTTAGCTGCTTTTGAAGCGGGTACACATTTTGGATATTTTCGTTTAGATCCACTTGCTTTTTTTCGTCCACACTTCTGGAACTTACCACCTTTTTTGGGTGCACCAATGTCAACCCAATTTTCTGAAAACCACTTCTTTAAACCCATTATTTTAATAAATCTTTGTAATAAGCAGACGCAGAAGCATTGCTTAACATATCACCATCAACATCAACAGATATAGGTGAACCCATAACAGAGTGACCCTCAACCTGAGCCAACATACCCTCTTTAGCAGGTTTTGGTCCTTTAAAATCTTTTCGTTTTACACCACTTGGATCTTTTATTTTACCTGCACAAATCTTTGATGCATAGGCATTTGCATAGGCGGAAGGATAAACCTTAAATTTTCTTTTAGCTGCTGCTTTTCCTCTAGGACATAGTTTTGTCATATTTGTAACCCCATCTATTCTCAGACAAATCCCAAACTCGTTTAGTTTCCATTGGAATACGTACAAGAAAATTATTAAATTTTATTATGTTTTTAGTTATCTGCATCTTTAAATGTTTTTATAATATCAATTTTATGTTCGTTAGTTGATACAATATCTACTTGTTTGTCTATCTCGTCTATGATGTTTGGATGTTCTCCTATGCCAACAGAACTATTTAAGTAAATTTTTATAGTTGCATTAGCCTTTTCAATATTCGCATCATAAACTTTTACTAAAGCATTTATAATATCATCTTTCATTATCTTAACACCTTTTTTTTCTTCTTTCTAGTCTTTGCATACTTACGTTTTTGTGGGCCTTTAGTAATTTGTTGTCGCATCTGACTTCTGCCTATTGCCATGGTATGTACCTCGTTTTGCCTTTAGCATCTTTATAAGCTTTTAAAAATTGTTTACGACAATCATCAGTATAGGACACATGAACCCATCCACTTTGTGGATCTGATGGTTTATAAAATTCAAGTATTAATTGATCATACTTAATATTATTATGTATCCAACTAGCCAGTATTTTGTTATCAAGACCAAATATTTCAATGTCTGCTGCTTCTCCCTTGCAGTGTTGAGATTTACTTGAAGAACCTATAGCCTCACTTAAACGAGCTGACCTAAATCCTGATGATATAAACACAGGCATTTCAAATTTATTGCGTATAGGTTGAAGAACATTTTCACAAAGTTTAGTCAAGGCTAAAACTTGCATCTGATTAGGTTTGTTTTCAAAGCCTAGTCGCGTTGCTGTTTGTGACTTTGTTAGCTCTGCCAGAGAAAAGTTTTCTGTTAATTTCATATAATTTATTGATTGGATAAGAGATTGTTGCCCAAACACCCCATATTGAAAAGAAAAATAAAAAACCTATAAATAAAATTAAGGTTACTAAAGCATCCAAGATATCACTAATAAACCACATAATACAACTACTATAAGGTCTTTATTGGTGACATACAAGTCTTTTATCATATCTTTGTAAAATTTAATTTTTTCTAACATTTCCATCTCCTCCTCGCCTGACAAATTCTTTTGTTTGGCGTTTTTTTACAATTAATATTATGCATTCTAGCCTGTCCTGCACTACGCGCACAAAAAGACTTTCTGCGTTTGGCTGCCTTACTACCTTTTTTGACCTTACCAGTTACTGCTGTTTTTAACTTTGAGCCAGGGTTTTTGCGTCTGTACGCTTTCACCCCAGCTTCAGTCATTCCAGCTCCTGACTTTGTGGGTCGGTAATACTTTTTATTACGAGGAGGCATACCCCCCTTTTTGTAACCAAGCAAGTCAAGATCGTCATAATAACTATCCATTGTCAGTATCAGCAGTTACTGGTGTAACAAAAACAGTCACAGATGTAACATTTGATATCGTTAAATGCATGTCTGTTTTAAATACAATACCATCTAGTGGTATGTCAACCTGATATTGGTCTGCTGCACTACTAGCTGGTGTTGTAATAACGAGTTTTTGTGTACCACTAGCACCACCATCTTTAAAAGTTAAAGTGCCTGCACT